TGTAATGTACTACTACCACTTTTAAAGGTTGAACCAAATTTTTGTTCAAATTCAGCGAAACTTTCAACCACAGTTGGTACTAAAGCTGGACCTTTTACAGTAGGTCCTACAACTGCTGCACCAATATCACCTATTGCTGCGGGTAAAAATGATTGATCAATCTCAGTCGTAAATACGCCTGGACTAACTATTTTTTCTGCCATGGGGGGTCTCCTATTAAATTGAAATTACGTTTAAAACGCACAGTAAGTCTATCGTATATAAATATAGAAATTTATATCCAAACAATGGAATTTTATTTAGATTTTTTACTTATTTGAAATAAAAACGCCGGTTTCTGGATCTAACTCACCCTCACCGTATTTATCGTTTATTTCATCCAAAAAATTTTTTTCATCATCTTGTATAGATTTGAAATTTTTTGTTAGATTTTCCTTGGTTTCACCAAGAGCATCCAATTGACTGTCAAGTCTTATTTCAGTTATTGATACTTGTCCAAACTGATGTTGTACTGATAAATAACCATCCCTAATTTTCTTTAATTTTTCCATCTCATCTTCAGTAAATTGAACTTGAGATTCGGTTTTGTTTTCTGCCATTTTATAACCCTCGTTTGTTATATATATATATATTTAAAAAATAAAAAAAGTACTTATTTTATTCCATTAATTTGATTTTCTGTAGCATCACCCTCATATCCAAATACTATTTTTGACGGTGAAATCACTTTACCCATTTCAAATATATGACCCATAACTTGTTGTTTACTTGTTCTTGGTAATAAATAACCCTTCATTGTCCAAGAAAATGTAGTCTTAATAAGTCGTTCACCTCCTATTTCCATTTCAGATGCATCTGAAAATCCGCCATCAATTGTCGCTAAAAATTGATAATCAGTACCCGTACCAAAATATGTATTTTCGTGATATACAAATGTTTCTATAATTCTATTCATTTGTTCTGTATAATTAGCTACGCATACAAATTCATATGTACAATCAACCCAATCTGGGTGTCCTGTAACCAATCTTTCTATTACTGGTTTTATACCCCGCTGTACTGAAAACCTATCATATCTATTTTCTTTTGACCATTGAGCAGAACGAGTAACATTAATATATTTACCCTGCACATCCCAATCATGAGAAAATGGCATCGAATCTGTTAAAGATAAATCAGTTCTTTTAAAAATAATTGCTGGCATAAGAAGACCGCCATTTCTATCTCTTAAAGCTCCATGTCTTTTAATATTCGCCCATCTTTCTTCATTACCATAATAAATAGGTATAGATATAGTTTCATTGCCTTCACGAACTTTCATTGTTGGACCCATATTATATTTAAGATGATTCATTAATGTACTATCAATATCCTTTAATGTTGTAGAAAAGTTACTAGTAAAATCACGAGTAGGTCTGGAATCTCTAACGTTACCCGCGTTTGGATTTCTATTTTTAAAATCTCTAGTAGATAAATCTCCAGCACGGTTAAATTCACCAGTACGTTTTCCAGTTGATCTTGGATACCAATTAGTTAAAGGTTTTACAGCCATCTATTTTATACCTTTTATTTTTATAGCTTTTGCTTTTCTAGCAAGTATAGTAAAAGCATGACCACGACTACGACCCATCGATTCTTGTTTCAGTATTTCCTTCCTTGGATTTATACCTCGACCAGTTATTGGTTTTACTGGTTTAAGGCTATTACCAAGAAAAACATTAGCTCTTGCTGGAATCCAAGGTGGACCACCGATATCATCATATTTTCTTCTTTTTTCTTTAGATTGTGGATTTTTGGTTCTAATCGATTTTTTTGTAATCGCTTTAGAATTTGCTACGTTTCCTAATAACATTTTATTTCCTCCTACTTCTTAAAGCTTTAAGTTTATCTTTTTTATTCATAACCTTACCTTTAATTTCTTCTGATTTAATAGCATTAGTATCAAGTTTACCAATAGCTATCTCCCTCTTAATATCCACCTCAATAGCTCTATTTTTATCTACTATATTTGGATTTAAATCTTTTAAACCATCTAATTTATTTATCAATCCAGTCATAAGTTCTGTAATCTGTAAATTACCATTATCTGGTTGATAAAAATGCTGTGTTTGTTCACCATACATATCTGTTTCCAATATATTACCAGTTACCTCTTCAGGCTCTGGTTTTGGTAATGGTTTAAAGTTTGGATCTTCTACATCAAACTTTTTTATTTTTTTATGATTTATTATTTGTTCTACTGCCATTTTATGTTTACCATACACATTGCTCATAGCCGCCGCCAATATCCAATATAATTCCAGCACCACTACACCAATCAGCCATTGGTGGATTGTTATCAGCTTTCCTCCTGATATCACCGTTTCTTCCTCCTATTACCTGTGGTCCATAGCCCTGACGTTCTGCTTCATGCCAGTTCGGATATTTTGGATCTCTTCCACCACCTCTTCCACCCCGTCCACTTCTTGGTACATTCGGGCCTATTTGACCATGAGAATGTGATCCACCGGGACCACCTGTAGGTGATGCCAAGCCATGCTGATGGCCACTGACACCACCACCCTGAGCGTTCCAATTAATATTGTGATCATGTACATTTGGATTATGACTTGTATGTTGACCTGTATCCATTCTATGGAAATGGCTATTAGCTACACCAGTAGTATGCATATGAATACCTGTTGGGCCACGTCCATGTTGGCCAGATTGATTCATCGTATGTTGATGTGCCGAGACGGGAGGCGAACCCGGAGCTCCACCACCAAATCCACCACCCCACGGTGATGTCATATGTCTATGTCTACCACTTGCAAGTCTGCTTCCAGCACTTCTATTACCTCTTTGTCTATTTATTGGATTATCAGTTTCCCATGACATTTTATTTCTCCTAACTTTATTGTTTTTATTTCTTGTACTACCATTTTTTTATCTTAAACCCCTAATATGCTGATTAGAATGAATAGCATATTTGGGAGATATGATTGTAATTTGGCTGTTAAAATTAGCAACAGAACCCGTATGGGGCCTTACAACAGTTCTCCCTTTTCTAAGAGCATGTTGTAAATTTCTATTATTACTCATACCAGCTCGAGTTTTTTTTCTATGAGTATTTACTCTCTTACCACTATTTATTGGATTATTAGTTTCATATCCCATTTTATTTCTCCTAATTTTTATGCAGGTATGGGTGGGTGCATTGCAATTCCCTTACCCCACCTACAAACTGATTTTGTTGTTTGGCCATCCCAACTATAATCATAACACTCTGATATGACTCCCCAACTACATTCTCCAGGTTCGACATTAATGGCATCACACGCTTCAGTAAAATCCGCGGGGGTTGCACCCCACTCTTCAGCTGCGGATGGCATAATACCGTTCCACTCACATCGACCCATCCCCTGTCTACACTCTCTTATTGGATTACCATTATATGGAATTCCAAAGGTATTAAATGGTTCACTTTCTATTTTTTGTTGAGCTATAGCTCTTGTTCTGCTTTTAACTGCGAGAGGTTTCATCCATTTTCTACTATCCGCCATTTTTAACTCCTCCTCTAACTTATTTTATTGTACTCGATCTTCTATTTGTAATGAAGAATTTCGTACTCTATGTGCATTAGCTCTAATCTCGTGTCTATATTCTTGATGGCCAGCTATTAATTGTGGTTCAACTACAGAATTAATTTCAAAATAATGTTTATTCCAATCTATAATGTCTCCAATTTCTGGATAAAAATTTGCTTCTTTCAATGTTGTTCTAAGAAAATACATTTCTATCCTAGCATTATAATCAGAACCCAATTCATCTAAAGTCATTTCAGGCTCTTCAAAATTAATTAAACAATTAACTCTAAATGCTGCTTTAAAATATTTTGTAGTTGATTCACCATACAAATTTACATCTGTATTATCTACTTCTATCTTATAAATATCTACAGTTTGGCCTATAATTTCATCAATTAATTCTTCATTCATTGAGTCAATCATATCAACTTCTTTTTGTGGTACAAAAAATGGTTTATTAATTGCCATATATCTATCCTATATAAATACCCAATGGTGCTTTACTTAAAACACCCTGGTTAGCATCCGCGATTTCTTGTTCAGCTGCAGCCTTTTCTTTTAGACTCATAGAATCTAAAAATTCTTTTAATTCTTCTAATAATTGTACCTTTTCTTCTCTTCCCTCTGCTTTTAAAGCTTCACCATCCATAGATACTTCACCATTCGGTAAAGGCATGGTTGCATATTTACTTCTGATGATACCTAATAATTCTTTTGCCAACGCTAGGGTAAATTTTCTAATCCACTGTCTACCAGATGCATTAATTTCTTCATAAGTTATAAATTTATACGGTACATTACTAGGATCTGTCACTTTATCTTGTGCCCAAGACCTAGTTGAAGACCTAATATCACTACGTTTATAATAGTGAAACCAGACCTTTTCACCCTCATCAGCTGATTTAGGTATAGGAAATATTCTTAATTTATTATTTATCAACTCAAATGAATATGCTGATTTTCTGATTTTATCATTAGTTTCAATTGCTTGAGCTCTAGTAATATCATAAGATATTGGTCTAAGTACAAATGATACAGCTGGTGTAGATGAACCCATACCAAATGTATCTAACATAGTTTGTTGGTCATATGAACCAGCATATGGATCATAAAATCTAGTTATAGATGCTGGACCATAATTAAATACTTTTTGTACCTCAATTCTTTCAGTAGAATTCATATCAGATTCAAAAGTAGCTGATGAAGATAAATTATATGATTGTATAGATGAAGTTAATGTAATTGAACCAGAATACATCTCAACATCCCCACCAACATTAGCAGCAGTTCCATAAGCTTTTGACAATTCAAATGTCATTCCCATTGATGGATAAACAGGTTGTATACTACCAGTACCCATACTACCCGATATTTTATTTGTAGAACCATACTGGTCCCACATCCAATTTCTTATATTATAATTGTTTATATGTAATGAATATTCCGATACAGCCTCCTCAAACATAGCATAAATTGAACCAGAATTAAATTCAATTTGCATTACAGGATGACCCAACCTACGAGCTACAAATTTACACGTGCTTATACTTTCTGTCTGAAATGTAGTATCTTCATCGTATGTACCGTAGGGCGTTGAACCACTAGCATGACTTCCGGTTGGTGGATCTGAATAAATATAATTAAATTTTGACACTTGGGTTCTCCAACAATGCATTAAGTTTCATATATAAATATCAATATAAACAAAAAAGGGTGAGATAAATCCCACCCTTTTAAGTTGTTTTTAGTACTCTATGTTATACAAGATTTAAGTCTGCACAGAAAATCTTACCATAGAACTCTGGTCTAATCATCTTCTTAGCATATCGAGTCATCACACCTTTACGTGGAGTAAAGTCAGATGGATCGTACACAAGAGGAGTCATAATCAGTGGTACATAAGGAGCATATACCGCACCAGTTTCAAGGAAGTTATTTCCTCTGAAACCAACAAGAATAATATTATCATCTTGATAAGGATTCTTGTGAATTGCGAATCTACTATCTACACTACCAATTTTACTGATACCAGCACTGAACTTCTGTACAGTTGCGTCAGCACCAGGACTAGACATATATCCAGGTAGAGATTCAAGGACTGTTGAAACTTTAGGTGAACAAACAATAAAGTTAGCACCACCACGAAGTGTCAATCTATGAATTTCGTTAGACATTTTGTTAATTTTCATAACAAGTGTCTGCCACCATTCGAACCGTGTACCATACCAAGAGGCTACATTATTCTCGAACAAGCTTGTACTTGAATTGTAGTCAAATCCCGCTTT